TACATCTAGCACAATGAAAAATGATCCCGTACCTTTAAATACCATATCAATTTCGTGACCAATTAAACCACTAACCCACCCTAAATCAATTTTACTTCTACCTTCTAATGGTAAAACGTAAGGTTGATTACGATAAGTTACTAATACTCTAAGACCAGTTTCAACCATAAAGACTGTTGCATCTAATCTAATATTAGTTGGATTACCTGCTAACTTGTTGATATTTATAATATCAAATACAGAATCATTCTCGTTAACAATAGTACCTGTTACTAAGTAAACAGTATTTTTGCCCCCATCACTAACGATGGAAACATTAATACTGTCTTGAGTAGCTTCGTGTACTAATTTAGTGTGCATATTAATTGTACTCAGAACCACATTGGATACTATCAACAAACATAATGTTGGTAGCATTAGTATTTAATGCGTAACCAGCAGCAGCGTTAAGAGCAACCATAGGCATGATGTTATCAAAAGCACCTGCATAAGGAAGGATAGGAGAAATAGAAGAAGTCATAGAAGCATTGGTAACAGCAAAAGAATTACCAGAAGTTGCAGTGCCTCCAGCAGCTAATGCAGTAGTACCGTCTTGTCCAATAGACAAAACTTGTTTACCGTTAACACCAAAGAAGAAACGACCTTTACCGTCATACCAGAAAGACAGATCAAGCCAATGGTTAACTTCGTTTGTAAATGTTGTATAACCTGTTCCACCAATGTGTGTGATGTAAGGAGCATACAAAGAACTGCTTTGTGTTTGGCAATACAGTTGAGCATAAGGACTGCTTCCGTTAGCACCAGTAGCACGAACTAAAGGAGCTTGTGCGTAACCAGAACCTGCTGTACCAACAGCAATACTTGTGTATTTGTTAGAGCTACCAGCAGTAGTTAGTGTACCGACTGTAGAACTAGTGTCTCCATAAATACCACTTGGTTTAGCTAAATCAGCTACGTTATTAATAGTGGTAGTAACAGTAGATCCTGTTAAGCCAGTGTTCTTAATAACAAGTTTAAGAGCTGTACTACCAGCAGATTTTTCTAAGTAAACACCGTTGGCAATAGTACCAGTAGTATCAGATACATCAAACAAACCATAACGAGATACAGTAGTGCTGTCTGATAAGAAAGTAGAGTTGTGTGCTACTTGAACATTAAACCACATTTGATTACCAGGAATCAATTGAATTGCTTGACCAGTAGAACTATTGCCGTTAAGAGCAACTGCGGCTTTACCACCAGATGCAGTAGTTACAGCAAGAGAAACAATACCTGCATTAAAACCAGTAAAACCTGTACCAGCACCAATAGTGGCAGTTGTATTAGTTACTGTGTAAAAACCAGCAACATATGGATTCATTTCAGAAGTGATTACACTTGACTGAGTTGAGTTTGGAACATTAGGGAAAGTAGCAAGAACGCTGTTAGTCTTATTGACATAAGTACTAATACCAGCGGGGAAACGGGTTGGATTTGCCATTTAAAAACTCCTTTGACGTTGTTTAGAATAACAACGCTGTATTTCTACAGCGTCATTGGATGAATGTATTCTACACTAAGATTACATTTTCTTTTTCATCATTTTCTTTTTTGCTGCTGGTTTCATTGTAGAAGCCATCTTTTTTGCAGCAGCCATTTTCTTTACAGAACCTTCACCAGCTTGTTTAGTCATGCTTGGTTCAGGACGCTTACCCTTCATTTTAGACATTTCATAAGCCATTTTATAAACTCCATTAAATTAAAGAAACCCCCCAGTAAAGGGGGGATAAAGTTACTAATAACAATCAAGGACCGTTAACGCCCCATACTGCACGAGGATCAGACCATCCAAAAGAATAACGCTCATAGCCTTTGGCTTTAACGTTCATCGTATCAAAATCATTGTCTTGATCGAATGTAATGGCATGACGCTCATAGTACTTCATACCAGTTCCACCAGGAATAGTGTTACGGATAAACCAAGCGTGTGGGCTTGTGAAGTAATGGTTTACTTTGAATCCACCAGGCAAGTAGTTACCAGACTTAATGACGTTAATATCATTGTTGGCATTACCTGTTTGGTAGCTAGAGTGAAGAATACGTTGAGCATTAAACACTTCTTGACGAGCAATGTGAAGATCTTTAGGTTGAATAGCAACTAACAAACCACGGTCGTTTTGTAAACCCATGATTGCAATTACTGCATCTTCTAAAGCTGCTTCAGACAAGTCAACGTCAACAGTAGGCTTGTTAGCAAACGTACCACCAGTAGTATTTGGGTGAGCTGTAGAGCACAAAGGTACTCCATCACCACCTAAATAAGTACTGTTAAAAGCACGGTTGTAAACGTTAGCTCCAACGTTTTCTTTAGTTTGTCTAAAAGACATAGCTAAAGCAGCAGCACGTTTCTTAGATACTTGTTCGTACAAGTTGTCGTCCATTTCTTCTTTAGTCACTATGTAACCCATTGCGTAAGCAACGTGTGTATAGCGAGTAATAAAGCCTTGGATTTCAGAGTCGTATTGAACTCCAGCACCTTGTTCTTTTACAGGAACAAGACCGAAGCCAGTTAACTCAACATCTTCCTCATAGTTTTGATTGGATGTGTCTTTATCAAAAAGAGCTGTGTACTCTTCTGGATGCTCATTGTAGGTTTGACCCCACCAAGCTTTGACACCAGGCCATAGTGCTTTGGGATGGGAACCTGTGGTAATTACACCTGCCATTTTATTTCTCCTATTTAATTAATTAGATTAAGCTGTACCTTGGGCTTGCTTAAAGAATGCTTTGTTTAGAACAATATTTACTTTAGCATAAGAACCAGCGGCATTATCTGAACGTTGAGCAAATCCAATAACTGTGAATGGTAATCCTAAAGAACCACTTGTACCCAATGCGGTAACAGTAGAAGCTTTAAGAGTCAAACTAGATTGGGGTGAAGACTGTGACAAAGAGTCAGCAGCAGTGTAGTTACCACCAGCATTTTTAAATACGTCTGCTAAAGCATAAGTATCAGCTTGGATTTCATACACAACATTAGGATCTGTCACTACGTAAACATAGCGAAGACCAGCAGATTGTGGAATGTAAAGTTTACCAAGGTCAATGTCAACACCTTGTAAGCTAACACCAGGATCAGCAGGACGAATAGAAACAATAACACCAAGAGGCTCAGTGCTATCAGCGGTCATTTTAGTAATGTAAGCAACACCGTTTGTATCAGAACCACCAGCGTATGTTACTAAGTCACCAATAGCGTAGGTGTTAGTAGCATCGTTAGCAATTGCAAACAATTGGCCTTGCTCGTTGAATGGTGCGCCAGTTACAGTTCCAACTGGAGACAGACCACGAGGGCGGGAAACGTTAGCCATTTAAGACTCCTTTAAATTAATTGTTAAGTTTTATTCCACCTGTAGGTACATAGAATGCTGGATTTTCTCCAGTAATCTTACCTCTACGAATAGAAGAATCAATCGTATTATTTTTAGCTTGAAGTTCGGCTTGATCTTCCTCATACCATTCTTGCCTAATCTTCATAAGGTATCCGTATTGTTCTGAGCCTTCAGCACGAGGATTTACAAGATACCTAATTCTTTCTCCGAGGTCACCATTACGGCTAACTACGTTTTCACTCACACCACCTACTTCGGTAGGGGTTACAAATTCATATCCATTATCTAGTGCTTCTTGAATTCTACCTCCTACGTCTGTAAAGACATGTAAGTGGTATCCTTCAATTTGTTGTCTAACACTTATCTTAGCTTCTGTGCCATTAAAAGTGTTGCGTCTTTTACGAGTTCTACCATCTGTAGCAGGAGTAGGAGCTTCTATTGCTGCTTTTCTTTCTTCCAACTTCTCTACTAGACGATCACGTTTTTCAAACTCATTTAGTGCTCTTGGCATATCTATTTCCTTTCTAAGTTTACTTTAAATTAAGACCAATCAAAATCAGCTACATACTGTTCACGGGTCATAAGCTTTTGTTTTACAAACCGATCACAAGCTGCTTTTGCTTCAGCAGGAAGATTATCATACGATTGAGCATTACTGCCGCTTGTGCGACTTTGCCTACCCGATCCAGACTCTACTCTACTGCTAGGACTTTTCTTTGTACCAAACTTATTAGGAAACTCTTCTGCTAACACTTCATCAAGCTTGTCTAAAAAAGGTTGTCCTTTAAGACTTGGAAACTCTAGTCGAATGCTTTCACCTAATCCGTTTGCAATAGTTGTCATTCTTTTATCTTCACCAAACCACTTGTTACTGTCTAACCAAGTTTGTAACTCAGGTTCAATAGTAGGTGTAGGTGGAGTTACAGGAACTCTATCTGCATCTTTAACGGCTTGTTTAGCTTCTACTAGTTCTTCCTTAGCTTGATCTAAGGCATCATCTAGAGCGTTAACTTTCTTTCCATCCCCATCACTAATAGCTTGGGCACGGCTTTCTTTAATTTCTTCAATGCGTCTCTCGTAATCTTGAGCTTTGCGTTCAAAAGCTTCTTTTTGAAACTTCTTAAACTCTTCCGCTGCTAGTTTAAATTCTTGTAGTTGTTGTTTAGTGCTTTGTAAATCTTTTACAAGGTTCTCGTTGTTCTTTCTAAGAATAGGAAGAATCTCACGACCTCTCTTTACAAACACATCTGCATCAACCCAATCAGCTTCATTACCACGAAAACGTTCTTTTGGAACCCATCCTTGGGATTCAGCCTCATGAAAAATTTCTGCGGCTAGTTCATTGTTACTAGTAACATTTGCATCATCGCTCATATCTTACTCCTATCTTTGTTTAAGTGTCAACTTAAGTTTTAGCTAAATAAGGGTCTACCAAGTCTACATCAGCATCCAAGGTTCCCGTAATGTCTTTATCGTTAATCATACGGTAATTGTTTCCGTCTTTGCCTAAATACAACAGTCCAGCGTATTTAGCAAATATAATCTTATCCCCAACTTTACACCAAGGTGCAGGTTCATCGGCATAACATTGGTCACCCATTGCTATAACAATACCAGTTGTATTGCCCATTTGTTCTCGTGCTTCAGTAGTCTCAGTAGTTAAAATAATTCCACCTTTGGATACTTTTTTAACTTCCTGGGGCTTTACAAGAACTCGCCAACCTACGGGATTAATTCCAGAATCATTGCTCATTTATAACCTCTCTAGTTTCTTTTGACTCGTATAAATCTTCATACTCTATATTAAGGATAATTGCGATTGCTCGGCATCTACCTTTAACTTCCTCATCTTCATCATAAGAATTGTTAACCAACCCTTCTTTCATCATTTCCCTATCGTTAGCTAACATCTTCATCAGACGTTTAGTAACTGGGTGTTGTTTCCACTCTTCAAAATTACCTGGGCTTACTGCTTCCATTTTCTCTCCTTACTAAAAAACTCTTACTGAGGTAATTGAGGCATCTCCTGTTGTTGAGGCTGTCCCATACCTTGTTGACCACCCATAAGATTACTTACCATGTCATCTCCAGGGGAATCTTTACCATGCTTCATCATAGTGTCGTACACACTATTCATTGTACTTATTGCAGTTAACAAACCTTCTCTACGTTCTCTTTGTAAACCAATTTGCATATTAATTTCTTGTATACGCATTTTCTCACCCTCAGTAGCAATGCCAATCTTAATAGCCTCTGCTTCTGCTTGTAGCTTTTGAATCTGAGCTTGGTTAAGTTCTGCTTCAGACATAAGTTTAAGCAAAGCCATTTTCATTTCTAATTGGTCAGAAGCTTGTTTAGCCTGTATCTTAAGTTGTTCAATTTGTAACTTAGGATTAACTGGTGGAGGTACAGCATTAGGTCCTTTAGGATCTGGCAATACCTTTTCAATGTTTGTAATCTTCATAGCTCTTAAAAATGTACGTTCTACTTCATAACGGTTATACAAACCAGGAGTAGCAGCCACTCTTGAAGCTATACCCATAGCTTGATTTAATCTTTGTGTATCAGATGTAATACTTGGGTCAGCAGTTGGGCACACATCTGTTACAGGACCCTCATAATCACCAGTTAAAATAATACCTGCATTTGTGGCATTAGATACGTAGTGTGTGTTTTCAGAAATAAAGATTTGGTTAAGTCTGTATAACTTACGAAACTCTTGTTTAAGACTACGGTGAGTACGTTTAAAGATACCGTTAAATATCTTCATACCTTGTTCAGCCATAGTACGTGTAGTTTCAGCAGGAGTATTTTGACCAGGGTTTTGACCTGTCATAACGTCTACAGCGCCACCAATACGCTCCCCGTAATTAATCAAAAGATTAAGAAGAGTAAACATAACTTGAGAAGGCTCACGTACTGGTAAAGGAACAATACCTTTTCTCAAATCATCTCCAGTGGTATCTACGTGTTTCCACTCCATTGGGTTAAAACTATAATTGCCACCACGGAGTTTAATACCACGACTTAAGAATCCACCAGCAGTGTTAGCCAAAGTACCAGCATCAATAAGCTGGTTCATAATGGTGTTGATTGATTCGTTAAGTGGTCCAAGCAACACACCAAAACCTAAGTCATAGAAACCACCATCGGGTGATGGAATGAATGGATACTTAGTAAAATACTGTTCAGCTTTAATACTTAAGATTACATTTTTACTATTTCTTTCTACATCTTTTTCGGTGTATCTAGCAACAATCCTAGCAACTTTTTTAGTGTCTCTACGAACATAGACAATATAAGGTTCAGCGTAACCGTCATCATCAAGATCAATAAAACAATGCTGTTCAAGAATCTCATAAGGAGTACTTCCGTCTGTAGGCTCTGGTGGCATTAAGCCTTGAGCTTTATCTTGTAAATTTTGTAAACCCTGCCCCATTGAAAGAACAGAGTCTTGTTGAGGACGACCCTCAGATACTTCTAACCACAATCCACGAGCTACTCGCTCATAGATGTCGTTCTTATTCATTGGTAAGATATGAGTAACCCTAGGAGCACTTTCTAAACTTTTAGTCCAATAATTAACCACTAAGTCTTTAGCTAATACATTTTCACTAATATTGTGTTTCTTAATTGGATCATGATAAGTCTTTTTAAAAGCACAACCAATAATAGGTTGTGTAATTAAAACTTTATCCATCTCTGATTCCCAGTCTTCATCTTCTTCAAAGATCTGGTAACTCATATGTTGTTCTACTCGTGTAGCTCTCATGCTACGTAGACCGTCTTTATCTTCTCCAACTATCCTACATTTAACAGGCAAATCACTGTCAATAAGAACAGGATAACTACGTGCATGATATTGCAATGCAGCAATAGTAATAAGGGGGAACTTAACGTTACTAGCATTAGCCCAAGGAAAGTTTTTAGTCTCAGCTATTTGTAAAGCTAGTTTTAAAGACGCTTCTGTACGTTTTTCCCAAACACTTCTAGATTGCAAGTCATTATCAAAGTCTTTGACAACTTGCATTCCAATAGTTTTTAGATCTTCTTCACAAAGAAGGTTAGCAATATTAGCCTCATACATGAGGTCGTTAATATCAAATTTGTCTTTTAGGTTCATATATTTTAATACCCACAAACAATAGAACGACCTTGGTCTGCTCCTATATTACTTTCTTGAATAAAAGCCTCGTACTCTTCTTCTTGGATTTCTTTTTCGGTTGGAGCTTCCCACATCCTATCAAGCATCAATCCCAAATAAGCCCAAGCATCAACTTGGTCATCATGCTTGTCTCTAGGAAATCTAAGTAGCTCATCCTCAAAGCCTTGATACCAATCTGCGTCTTTATCAAACTTACAAGCCCCACTTCTCATACGAGCTTGAATACTTCTAGCACGGGTAAGTTTATCACCGCTTGGTTTTAATAAAACAGTACTAATAAACTCATTGCGCTTAAGCATTGCCTCATTGAGATAGGGTCCTATAGCTTTTTGAATAGTACCTTGCTCCAGTCCAAAGAGTACGGGCTTATATACCTTTTGAATCATCAGTATTGTATCCACAATTTCTAAAGCGTCCATACGCTCTTTGATTACGTGTTTACAGTATAGCTTACCCTCATCATCCATACCACCTACCACAAAAGCAGAGTAATCTGCCTTTTGAGATTGAGATACAGCTAAATCACAAGTAGCGTAATATACCAGGTTCTTTTTATGATCTTCTGGTTTAAAAGGTATAAAGTCTGATTTCTTAAAGAAAGTGCTTGTAATATCTAATGGGATATTAAGCATCTCCTGAGAGTAAACATCAGCTAATCCCTGACGTACATAGTCATCTTTTTGCATTCTAAACTCTTCAGCAGACTTCATTTCAGGCCAAAGCAATTGTTTAAAGTCATCTGTATGGGCACGGTATTTAACAGACTTCCAAGGCAATTTGTTTAGTGCGTATTCTTTTAGATCTTCTTTTACTAAACTTTTAATACCCCTGTGAGAACCTAATTGAGAAGCGGGCATAAGGTTTTCTAATAAACTGTCCAAGTGTAGTATTGTTCCCACAATCCTAATCTTGCCTGTTGAAGATATACAAGGAATTAAAGCACCATAGAACCATCTTTTAAATTTCATTCTACGGTCTTTGTTCATTACGATTTCATCGTTTTCCATGTCATCTCCAATGACAAGGTCAGGTCTAAGGTTAGCCCACTTAAGTCCCCGTAGCTTTTGTTCACTGCCTTTAGCCTGTATTCGGAAGGTATGGTTGTCTTCCATTTCAACTATAAGGTCATCTTCTGTATCTTTAGCAAACCCTTTGATTCCAAAAAGAGATCTTAGATCATCGTTGTCTAACAGTTCTTTTTTAATATCTCCAAGAAACTGTACGGCTTGGGTTACAGTATCTGAGACTATAAGAACGTATCTAGACTCTCTAAACAAAACAGATGCTAGTGTATAGGCATGGGTTACAGCCGTAGATTTAGCGTGATACCTAGGAGCTGCAATTGCAACTTGTTTGCTGTTACTAGTAACAAGGTTCCATATTTCTTTATGAAACTCTGGGGTAGCAGCAGGTTTATCAAAGTTCTTTCTAAGAACGGAATTAACAAACCCCTCCATTACCTCAGCATTGAGCTTGCTCATCTAACAACTTCAGCCATTTGAACATCAACTATATTGGTTTCATCTTTAATAGTCTTGCTGTTCATACTAGCAAACTTAGCAAACTCTTCACTAAGCTTTATAAGTCTGTCATCTATAGTTCGTTCTATTTCTTCTTTGACAGGAGAATCTTTAATCTTTTGTTGCTTGGTCATTAGTTCAGAAGTAATCTTTAAAGCTACATGAGCTTTAACAGGTATACGGATTATTTCTCCAGTTCTTTGGTCAAACTGAGCATCACCTAAATCTAATCTGTCTTCTACAGTTTTTAAAGCTTTGTCTACAACTCTTTTAAGGTTGCTGTCCATCTGTTGTACATCTTCAGACTGTAGCTGAAGACAATACTCTTTAAACCAATCTGTGTACTTCCATATTTTAAGAGTCTGTAAGGGTATACCCGTAACTATGGCTGTCTGGGACATATTGCCCAACATAAGGTAAGTACTAACGGCTTGGAGCTTTTGGTTTTGAGTCCAATGGGCTTTCTTAAACCTACTGTTTTTAGATTTACCTCTTTGCATATTATTTC